AATCGCGCTCATCCCACCCCACGTCGCCGCCGTGGATGAAGTACGTACCCGCCGTGTCGCGCTGGCCCGCCATCCACGTCGCGACGATCGCCTGCCCGGTGAGGGTGCCGTCCGAGTTCAGTTCGGGGATGTGCTTGATGCGCCCACTCGCGGAGATCCCGAACACCTGGCCCGATTTCTTGTCCCTGATCACGGTCATGTCGAGCATGTCGATTGGTCCCTTCGGTTTCGGAGCCGCAGGCTCGAACGGTTTCGCATGCCCACTAGCGAGGATCGCTTGGGCGACGGATGTGGACTTGTCGAAGATCCGCGACGGCGACACGCGGGCCCCGCGCAACCAGACCTCGTGATGCAGGTGGTCACCGAACGTGTACCCGGTGCCGCCCTTCGACCCCAAGTAGGTGCCGAGATCGACACGGTCGCCCTTCTTCGGGCCGTCCGCTTTCTGCCGGTGCATGTGCCGCACCGTGTACTCCGGGTACTCGTCGTACACGATGTCGATCGCGTTGCCCGCGTTCCGGTTCGGCTTCAACTGAGAAGGGGTGTCATTCGACTGATCCCATGCGTTGAACGCCACCCGACCAGGACCAGACGCGAGGATCGGGTTCCCCTCACCGGGCGGGTCGTAATCGTCACCCTGATGCGGGCCCGTCTTTGTGTACGGCGCGGTGGTCGCACCGTACGGGAGGGTGATCGCGCTCCGCGAGAAGGGTGCGGGCAACATCAGGTCTCCGTGAACGTGACGCGCACTGGGTTCGACGGGAACGCGCTGATCTCGGTGTGCCCGCCGAAGAACCATCCCCCGGTCTCGGTGAGGCGGTGGACCCGGATAGCGATCTTTCCGTTCTGGATGTCGAGGATCTCCGCGAGCAACTTGGCGCCAGTGAGAAGGCACGACACCGCAATACTCGCGAAGTCTCCCGGGTGGTCGATGAGCACGACACCGAACGCATCCGTGACGAGCATCTGCTCCGAGTTCATGATGCGACCATCCACGAGAAACCGATCGGATTCGTGCCGAACGCAGCGCCGCCGTTGTAGTAGCGGACAACAAAGTTCGTCGCGTCGATGTCCTGCACGACCAGCTTCCTTGTCTCGATACCGAGACCGATCTGACGGTCGGTGACCTGCACCGCGGAGGGCGTCATGCCGAGCCCATGGGCGGTGACCACGTACCCGTTGATGTCCGTCTGTGCGGGAGACCCGACGAGACCGCGCCGCACTCGAGGCATCAGGAACCATGCGGACCCCAGCCACCGGTACAGGTTGCCGTTGTCGCTCGTCGTGAGCATCCGACCTACCCAGTTGTCCGTGCTCGGCAGGGCGGCCGCGTTCGCGACAGCGAACATGTTGCCGTCACCGAAGTGATCGGCCAAGCGGCCCAGATCGCCGGGGATGTCGAACTCGCTCGAGCCCGTGGGGACCGGTGCGTCGGTTACGTCGGCCATGTCAGCTCCATTCCATGTAGATGCGGCCGGAGCCGGGCGCGGCGCCGTACTGGCGCCACCAGGTGGGGTCGCTGTAGAAACCAATGCCGAGCGCCGCGCCCGTTTTCAGGGCGTCGGCGATCGCACCGCGAATATCGATCGCGCGTGACCCGGTCGGGACGCTGATTGACCCGGTCAGGTCGCTCTCGGGGAGATTCCCGGGTCGGGCGTTGTGACCGTGGATGCCCGCGGTCGCGTTGTTCTGCGGCACGTTGTCCCAGTTCAAGGCGAGGTGCCATTCCGCGCGGCCGATCGTGGCCCCGTCGGGAATGCTGTCCGCGATGGATGTCCCGTACCCGTAGGCCGCGACACGGTTGTAGGACGACTCGACGAGCTCGCTCGCGAACGAACCGAACCACCAGTTCCCGGACCATGCCGGCGAGAACCACGCCCGGTCACCCGAGGGTGGTGGCGGTTGCGGTGCGGGGATGAAGGTCGACCCGGCAGGCTCACCTGAATAGGTGCCGATGGCAACGCGCCCGGCGTGGTCAAGCCGCACGCGCGCTCCGTTGGCCGGCGCCGATCCGAGGTACCGGTACTTGTACACCACACCGTCGTCGCCGGTCGCTGTTGCGTACCCGCTGGCCGTCGTCGACACGGTCCCCATCGGGGCGCCCTGGATGAGCTGGCAGAAACGCTTCTGCCCAGCCATCACGACACGCACCCGATCCGCTGGCCACGGCGCCGGACCAGACCACGGCATCCGCATCGTGATGCCGTTGAGGTTCACCTCGACCAGGTTTGAGCCCCAGTCGATGCTGAGCACGACACCCTCGGTCGTGTCCGACAGGCCCTGCGAGAGCTCGTACGCCTGCCGCTGATCCATCAGGCCTCCTCAGCGACGATCAAGCTCAACTGGATCGGCGCCGTCGGGTCATGCGGGACACGGATGCCGGATACCTCACCGAGCACCGCACGGTCCTGGTCCGGGTCACGCACCCACCCGAAGTCGGACAGATCCAGCAGCAGCCCCTGCGCGCCGACCTCGACCGTCACGATCCGGGAGCGGCGGTTCAGCAGACGATTGAGCGCGGTCTGCGCGCCCGCCTGCACCGCCGCGTCCGAGGTGTACACGGGGCTCGAGTGCTCGTAGGTAGACGGCCCAGCGCGACCCACGCTGCGCGGGTTCGAGTCATCCGTCAGAATCGCGAAAGCGGAATACATCCCATCCGGTGAGTGCGCGTGGACGTAGTTGTTGAACTCATCCGTTTGGGAATCGTCCCAGCTGATCGCCCCGGTGATGTCAAACTCTGGCACCGTCTCGGTCAGCCACCGGTCGGCGGGGCGAACGATCAGCGCACCCTGCCGGTTGATGCGAGGCTTGCCCCCAGCGAGCTTCGCGAGGTTGTGGATCGCCGACATGCGGTCCTCGTACACCATCGACGCCGGCACATCCACGTCATCCGCCGACCGCAGCAACGGGAACAGCAACAACCGCTGCAATTCGGAATACATCGTCGAACCCGACGGCGGGGATGCCGGGTCTACGACCTTCCCTCGCTCGATCATCCGGAACCGGTCAGCGAGCTTCACGCCCACTTCCCAGTCCAGCACATGCCCCGCGCGGATCGACCGGCGCCCGCCGTCGTTGCCGGTGATCCGGAACACTCCGATCGGGATCGTCACCCGCTGATCTCGCAGATGAACCACCCGCGAAATGGACACCTCTTGCCCGTTCGGTGCGAGCAGATCTGTGGGCGAACGTGGCACCAGCGAATCACCGTGCCCAATTACATGCAAGCCGCCGCGGGCCTGAAGGTTCGCGTCGGCGTCCCACGTCAACGCATCCGACGGGTCAACGTTCAGCGTCGCGACAATGCCTTGGTACTGAGCTTGGGCGGTCGTCTCCGATACGACATGCGAGTCACCAAGAGCAGCCCACACTTCATCGGGAACAGCGAACACGGATGACTCCTAGACCTCGGGCGGCGGGTTTCGCAGCGCATCGATGTACGTCGCCCAGACGGCGGCGGCGTCGTCATATGTGCCGGGAGTCGGCGGATGCAGCGTGTCCAAGTAGGCCTTGAACCGGTCGTACGAATAGATCGGCACCAGAATGTCGATCGTCGGCCGCGACACTTCGTCGCCGGTAAGGGGCCACAGGTCGCCTTCGAGCCCGTAGCGCGCTGATCCGGTGTTGTCGTCTAGGACTTCGGAGACGAGCGCGTAAAAGGCGCCTGGCAATCGCATCTCAGGCGGAGTGCGGACGAGGACCATCGTCTGCTCGAGGACTACCGACAGTGCCTCCCGATCGTCGGCGTCGTCCGTTCGGACGCTCAGTGGTACCTGCTGGAAGGCGCTGTAGACGCCGGACATGCCGAACGTACGGCCGCCCGCCTGGTACTTCTTCGTCGGTCGGGACCGGCGGAGGTTTCCCGAGAAGTCAGGCGCTGCCTTCACGAGCACGGCGTTCGCCGGTGCGAGGGGATCCTGCATCACCACGTATCCGAACGGGATCGCGACCGCTGCGGCGAGCGACAGTGCGTAACCGAGCTCTATGCCGTCTTCGTCGAACTGCTGCACCCTGTACGTGACGGGCACCCCAGCGGGCACCTCGTAGTCCGTGATGACCAACCCACCTGCGACGCTCCGCGCGATCCGGTTCACCGGCACCTGCCCCCACTTGGAGAGTTGCCAGACGATAACCGTTTCGGCGGAAGCGTCGAGTTCGGCATCGTCGATGTCGATGACGACACGCGGCGAGGGATCCATGTCGCTATAAGGAGTTGCTGTCGACGCCATCAGATACCCCCTCGGAATCCGGCACGGTCCGCTTCCCGTCGCTCGCGGTCGTACGAGTTGATCCGTGCGTCGACGAAGCCCACCAGACCATCGCCGAGATCGAGCGTTCCGGTCAGTCGTACGCCTTCGAGGACAGACGTGGCAGGCGAGCCCGGTATGATCCCTCCGGATGCGAACTGCTTCGCACCGGCGGGGATGAGCGCGTAGCCGAAGATCGACGCAGTCTCAGCCAGGATCTCGGTCGACCGGGCCCGCTTCGCCGGAGCGAGAGGAATGTAGCTTTCGCCCTGAGTTTCGGGCTCATTCCAGATCCGCACCGCGCCGCCTCGAGCGAGCTGCGCGACGTGGTTCTCACGGATACCGCCAGCCGCGTACGCCTCGATCACCCCGCCGTTGGCGCGCTCGATCGACCGGATATACCCGGAAACGTTTACGCCATAGTTCGAGTTCTTGAACGCCGCGAGCGACGCCTTCAGATCCTCGAGCGCCGTCTTCGCCTGGGACGCATCAACGAGAGCTTTCACCTCGACATCTGTCGGGATATTGAAGATCTCGTCAGCAAGCGCTTGCGCCTCTTCGGTGCTGTACCCGAGCGCTGTGGCGTTATCGATGAGGGCTTGTCGTCCCGAACGCAGACGCTCGAGATAGGCCCCCGTGTTGTTGTCGACCGCGAGCTGTGCATCCGCGGCGGACCTGGCCTTTGAGGCCTGATCGACCAGCATGTCCAAGTTGTCGCGACCGGCTTGCGTGTTCTGGTCCAGCGTCAGCGTGTAGTCAGCGACACCATCGTTGTTCTCGTCGATACCTTCCTTGGCTTTCCGGACGACCTCGGCGACGTCGGCCAGCGCGTTCTGGTAGTCGATGTTGGACGAGATCGCATCTGACCCGACGTCGTTCGCTTTGTTGATCTGATCGATCAGTTGCTGCAGCGAGTTCGTTAGATCGTCTGCTCCAGCAGCTGCCTCCAGGTAGGCGTCTGCGGAATCCTTCGAGGACTCGATGCTTCCCTGGTCAGCTTCGAGCTTCTGCTCGTTGACTTCGATGCCGCGCTTCTGCGCTTCGGTCTCGCGGTCCACGGCCTCCTCTACGGTGCGACTCGCGGTGATGTAGTCGCTGAGGGTCAGCCCCAGCTCTTCCAGGCGGGCCTTGAATTCGTCTGAATACTGACCACCCGATCGGAGCTCGTCTTTGAGTTCCCGCTGTGCACTGACGCTGCCCGCGGCGGCGTCAGTGACGAGATCGATCCCGATACCGAGCTTCTTCGCGGCGTCGTACGCCGAGTCGCCCTCCCACCACAGAAATGACTCGCGCACCGATAGGTTCGCGACGACAATCTCTCGTGCCGACTTCTTTGCGGCATCGCCGCCCTGTGCCAACGCATCGGCGTAGCTCTCAGCGCGCGCTCGAGCTTCCGCTTGTCGCTGCGCGAGGAGCGCGACGACTGCGATGACACCGGTCAATGCGAGTCCTGCAGCGGCTCCGACGAGCGCAGTGCGGGTGAAGTTCGCCTCCGCCGACTTCAGCTGGGCCTGCAGTTCGATGAAGCGCGCCCGGAGTCCTACCGCAGCACCCGTGAACAGGAGCACTGCTGCGGCAGCAACTCCGATGACCAGCGCCGCCGTCTGCACGGGCCCAGGTAGTTCGCCGTACCAGTCGATCAGAGCGGTGACGGACTGAACCATTTCCCGCAGCACGTCGTTCGCGCCGCTGCCGGTCTTGATCAGCGCGGTATCGAACGCCCCACCGAGCTTCTCGACATCGCCGGCCAAATTGTCTTGCTTGATCGCGGCCTGCTCGGCGGCGTACCCGGAGTCGTCAACCTTCTTGGTCCACAGGTCGACGGCGTCCGCGCCACCCTCGTAGAGGAGGGTTGCCGCGCTCAAAGCCTCGTTGCCGAAGATGCGACCGAGGGCAGCGAGCCGTTCCTGCTCGGTGAGACCGTTGAGTCGGGTCCGCAGCTGCTCAGCGATGCCCGCCAGGGACAGCATGTTGCCGTTCCCGTCGAACATGCTGATGTTGTACTTCTGCATCTCCTTGTCGGCCGCGGCAGAGGGTGCCTGCAGTGAAGCGAGAACGCCACGGAGCGAGGTACCGGCCTTCTCGCCGATGATGCCCTGCGTCGCGAAGTAAGCGAGCGTGCCGGCCGTCTCGTTCAGCGAGAACCCGACCGACCCCGCGAGTGGACCAACGTACGACAGGGCGAGTGCGAGGTCGTCTACCGAGCCCTGAGCCTTGCCTGCACCCGCTGCAAGCACGTCCGAGACGTGCGCCGCCTGCTCAGCGGGAATCCGGAACTGTGTCATGGTGGTCGCCATGATCTCGGCCGACCGGGCGACGGCGAGTTGTCCGGCCGCGGCGAGGGCGAGCGCGCCGTTGAGGGAGCCTCCGACTATCTGCGCGACCGTCTGACCGGCCTTCGCGAGTTCGTCTTCCGCTGCGGCCGCTTCCTTCGCCGAGTAGGCCGTGTCAGCGCCGGCGTCGAGCGCCGCGTCCGCAAGCTCGCGCTGCTCATCGGCGGTCGCCATGGTCGACGCGCGGACGTTGGAGATCGCGGCGTCGAACTCGGAGTACTTCGCGACAGCGAGGCCGACCATCGCACCGACAGCAACTCCAGCGACCAGCAGAGCCGCGGAGAGTTGCTTCGCCGCGGCGGTCTGCTTCTCGGTGACCGCAGCCTGCTCCTCCTGCGGAGGCTTTGCACGCTTGGACTCGTCGCCGATTCGCTTCGTTGCGTCGGCCTGCTCGTTGAGCGGGGCCTTCGCGGAGCGCGCCTTCTTGCCGACCGTGTCGGTCGACTCACCCGACTTGTCGAGATCAGACGCTGCCGCCTTCGCCGACCGGCCAGTCTTCTCCAGCGCCTGCGACGCGTCCGACTGGTCCTGCTTGAAGATCGCGGCCCCGACGGTCTGAATTCGGAACAATAACGCGCCCGCGTCGAAGCTCATCTCTCACCGCCTTCTGCACCCAGGTGCCGTCGATGTCGGTGAGTCGTTCGATCGCGGTACGCGCGAAGTGCCACGGGCGAGTGTCGAGCGTCCGGTCGAGGTCGAGGACGAGCGTCTGCTGTGCAAGGTCCAGCTCGACCTGGCCGAACAACTCAGGCCACAGCAACTGCCACAGGTCGAGCGCGGTCAGACCGCCCTGCTCAACCTGCTGGGCTCGCTGCGCTGCTTGCTCGCGTGCTTCACGCCACCCGGGCGGGAACGCGTACTCCTGGTAGACGCCGTTCGCGTCGGGGCGTCCTAGTCCGTACGGGGCGATGTCCGCCGGGTCAAGAGACCCAAACGGGCGGTCAGCGCCCCCGCCGCTTTTAGGGTGCCGCCGAGGCCCTCACCACCCTCGATGTACGCCTTGACGCCGGCCTCGCCGAGGATCGTCTGCCAGAAGAACGCGGGCATGATGATCGTCTCGGCTTCCGCTTGGGACAGTTCGTTGCCGATGCGGGCGTAGTTGGTCTGCTGGTCTTCGGGAACGGGCACCCACCGGCCGAACGAGTCGAGGACACCCCCGTCGACGGCGATGATCAGCGCGTCGGTGAAGTCCTTCGGGGACACCGTGCCGCCCATGGACTGGAGGTACGTGTCGGTGATCTGGACGCCAGCACGACCGGGGAGGGGACGAATCACGAAAGGTGCTTCGATCCCCTCCACCAGGATGTGCAGATTGCGGCCGACCTTCTCGGTCTTGATCGTCATGAGAGTCCCTGCACTCTCTCGACTACGCGGCCGCGTACGGCAGCGCGGCGCTGGCGCCGGCTGCGTTGGTGATGACGATGGGCGCGTTGCCGCTGACCCCGGTGGGGATCAGAAGCACGGCCGTGTAGTCGTCGTCCGGACGGAACTTGACGACGTTGACGCCGTCGATCGTGGCCGAGACCATCCCGGAGAGCTTGTATCCGCGAACCTTGATCAGGTCGCCGACGGTGAGCCCTGCGGGAGTCGCCGACTCCAGGACCGGGATCTGGCTGCCCGCGAGCGGGGACGTGATCTTCGTCACGACACCGTCCGACGCGAGAGTGATGCGGACCACGCCCTTGTCGGCGTAGCCGGTGTTGCCTTCCGAGTAGGCGACCGAGAAGGTGCCCTGGAAGACCGGCATCGACTCGTCGAGCGCGTCGGTGAACAGCTGGAACTCGCGCTTGTTCGCGGCGCCTTCGGAGAACGCTGCGAGCACGAGATCCTTGAACCACGCCTGCGACGCGACGATCTGCTTCGTGACGGGGTCGCGGACGACCTCGACGTCGAACGTCGGCGCGTAGTTGTAGCCGATGATGTCTTCCGACGTGCGACCCTTCGTGCCGTATACCTCGCGGGCGACGGGGATCTTCGACGGGTTCAGGGCGAGGTTGTTGATGTCGCCGGTGATGTTGATGAACACCCCGCCGAGCTTCAGCCGGATGAGTCGCTGGTGCGCGAGCGCGACGGACCCCACGGAGGGCGCCATCGTGTCGTAGAGGGTGGTGTCGGTCATGACAGCCTCCTTGTGTCTAGGTGGTGTGCCGGCGCTTCCGGCGGGGGTCCTACGGCCGGCGGCCGCGGAACGAGTAGGTCGCAGCGACCGCTGGGCGGCTCTGCGTGTCGGGATCGAACGGGAGTCGTGAGACTTCCTCTGTCCACGAGATGCCGAGGACGTTGGGGAAGTACTCCTTGTGGTCCAGGAGTGCGGCGAGGTCGTTCGCCCAGTCCTCAACGACGGTCGGGGAGCCGATACGCCGCGTGTAGAACTGCACGCGGTAGGTGGCGTCGGCGCGGCCGTCGAGGAGCGTGCGCTGCGACGTGATCATGGTGAACTCTTGGATCTCGGTCGGCATGATGCCGTCGAGGCGGATGCCGCGTTCGGGTACCTCGCCGGCGGGCTGGTACACCGCGAGATCCGCGGCGTGCAGGATGCCCGCCAGGGCCCGGCGGAGGATCCGTTCAGGCGCGTCAGGCATCCGTCACTCCCAGGCGTCGCGCCGTCTCGGCGATGATCGCGCGGTTTCGTTCCCGGCTGTGCTGGGCCTGCTCGGGTGTCAGCGGGATGTATGCCTCGCGGCGACCCTCGGGCTCCGCGAAGAATGGCCGGGACAGGATGCCGCTCACCGTCGCACCTGCTTCACGATGATCTCGCCGAGCTCGTCGCGGTTCTCGAGGAGCGCGTTCTCCACCCACTTGCCCTGTGCGTTCGGGTTCGAGTCGGTGGAGAAGTTGAACTGCGGGTTCTCGTGGAGACGCGCCGCGTAGGGCGTGTCGACGACGACGGCCGCGCCCTCTTCGGGGTCCGTGGCGTGCTCGGCGTGATGCGCGCCGGCGAGCGTGCCCTGATCCCACGGGGACAGGTCGACGGAGAGCACGACGCCGCGCTCGGCGGCGAGGTTCAGGCCCGCGGTGATGTCGAGGAGGATGTCGTCGGTGATCTGGGGGAGGTTGTTCGTCAGGTCGACTTCGGCACGGACGCCCATGGTCGCTCCCTACTCGAGGTACAACTCGACGTGGCTCGGGGTGCCGCGGTACTCGAAGTACGCGGAGTCGATGACTTCGGACTTCCGCTCGCGCGGTCGGCCAGGCCAGACGGTGACGCGCGTGCGCGGCTGCACGTCGTCATCGAGCAGGAGAACGACGAACGTCGTCGACTGGACTTCCTGACCGCGGGTGGGCGAGTTCGAGCGGCGGTCGACGACGAGGCGCGTCTTCTGCTCGACGTACGCGGGCACGTCGGTCCGCTCGTCGCCCCAGATGTCACCCTCGGCACCATCGCCACCGAACGGCTGCAGGATGACTCGGTGCGGGAGGTGCTTTTTCCGGAGCCTGGCCACGATGCCCCCTATGTGTGCGAGACGGCGGAGCTGAGAAGGCCAGCGTTGGCGAGGATGTCGATCGCCTTGTTGCCGATGTGTCGGGCGAGCTTCTCGGCCTCACTGAGCGCGGTCGCATTACTCGACGTTGTGCCGA